CAACCATCTTCAGTTACAGGAATATCTTCATGATATCCTGTTCCATTGTTCCAAGATTGAGCTATAGGATTAACAAAAAGTTTTATATTTTCATTTATTCCTGTAGCATTAGATATATAATTTCTAAAGAAAACATCAAAGCTGCTATTGATTATTTTATTATCAATAATATCTTTAATTTCATTAGTATCAAATTCTATTAGGTACCTAGCCACTCCAGGAACATTAGTAGTAGAATCTATTATATTGCTAACTTCTAATATAGCATCAATACCAGTATTAGCAGATGGGGTTTTTGAATAAAGAGTTGCATCCTTAGTAGGAAATATTTTATAAACGGCCATTTATAATATTTTATTATAAATATAATACTATAAAGGAACTACTCTACCTTTAATGTCTTCATTAGGATATCTAAGTTCAAATACACTAGGATCTAAAGAAGGATAAATTACTTGGTTTTGAGTAGCAGCATCTATATCATAAGCAAAATTAGAATAATTCCCCCCTACTTTATTAGAAAACTTAACCATTTTTACTGTTTGTACTCCTTTTATCTTGTCTAATAAAATAAATACATCTTTTATTAAAATAGGTTGATTAAATTGGTGGTTTTCGATTTTAAAATACTCAATTAACTCATTTATACATTTTGTTAATACTTCACTATTATTATGATTTGGAGAAACTATTATTTCAAAATCTATCCCAAAATTGATAATATATCCATCTTTTATTTCAATACTATCACCAATCATTCTATATTCAGATAAGTAAGTTCTTAAATTTTCTTTTAAAATATTTGATGCATAATCTAATTTTCCCTGGTTATTTTGGGATAAAACATATAAACATAATGTTTCAATAGTAGAAATTTGATTATCTGTTAATTTAGGTTTTTCAATATATGCTTTAGTAACAGATCCAAACAGAACGATGTTGTGCAAAAGCAGCAGCCATGGTATTTTGTCTAATTTCTTCTAATGTATCTCCATCTCCTCCACCTGTAGAAGGGAGAGGATTGTTTATACTAAGAGAATCTATAACGTAATTAGCAGTAGTAGCATTTAAACTATTAAAATTTGAAAATTGAGCTGTAACGCCTGATAGATTTGAAATTGCATTTGAAGGGACATTTGATTCTATACCACCTCCTACTAAATATCTTACAGTTAAAGTAGTATTTGTAGGAGATATACCATAAGTATTAGTAAATAAAAAATTAGTTGGTGAATAAGCTACTGAAAGTTTATCTTTTTTAAATGGGAGTCCTATTCCAACATTATTAGGATTAGGTATAATTTCTTCTACTGTATCATTTGGGGATCCTGCTCCAAATTGTATTTGAAGATTATTTAAAGAAGTACACCTTGTAGCAAATCTATATGGAGCTTTTTTTAATTTTAATAAATAAGGAACATCTTTTCCACTATTAGGATCATTAATGTTAGTATTTTTAATAGAATTAAAAACTGTTTCTTGTCCTAAACAATCTACTTCTTCCCAAGTATTACCCTCTGAGTCTGTTATATCTAATATTTTTATAATGTTAGATTCATTTATATTAATAGTTTGAAAAGGAATTGGGTCTCCAAAATTAAATTCTTGGGATTTAATTGTAGAAGAAATTATTTTTCTTGTTTTTTTTAATAAATAATATAATGGAATACCATTTGAAGTTTGATAAATAGAAACTTCAGTTGGATCTTGAGAACTAGAAACAGAAAAATCTACTAAATCTTCCATTATAAACCCAACATTATCTATTGTTGAAAATGTAGAATTTTCTGGGATTTTTATTGCATAATCAAGATCAGGAAAATAATTACCACTTATATTTTTTGCAGGGACTTGTTGAAAAATTTCAATTTCTGTTTGAGAAGTTGAAGTTACTTTTGGTTTATACCCAAACATGTAAGCTAACTCAAAAACATTGTTTGCTTGTTGAGCGTACTGGATAAAGTTTTCTTGAAATTGATTATCAAGATAATAACTTAAAACATCTCCTACATAAGCAGCTTGTTCAATCATTAACATACCAGGAGAAGAAGGTGAAAAATCTTGATAAGTTTTAGGAAAATATGTTTTAGTATATTCTATTAAACGTGATCTAAAACTACTAAAGTCACGATTTAAATATTTTATATCTCTATTTATTTCAGCCATCTTTTAAATTTGTACAGTTATAGTAGAATTAATATTTGTATTAATAACAGAATAATTAAGTTTTACTATTATTCTATTTGGGTCACTATCATCAGCTAAAACATCTAAATTTAATATTTTTACATTAGGAAAAAAAGTTGATAATTTTGATTCTACAAAATTTTTTAAACTATCATATGTTGGTTCATTAGATTGTTCAAATAAAAAATTTCTTAAACCTCCTCCAAATGAAGGATTTAATGGGAGTTCACCTGGGTTAGTTAAGAAAAAATTTATAAGATTATTTTTTATAGCTTCTTGAGTTGTGTATGTAGAAGTAAAAACAGAAGGGTTATTAAATGGTATATTTATTCCAAGTGCAATATTTGGATTTAAATCATTAGGATCAATATATTGTGGATTAAACGCCATTTAATTTATTTATTTAATAATCCCATTATTGTATCCATTCCTACTGAACCTTGTCCTAGGTTACCATTTACAGGGTCTACTCCTTGAGGATTAAAGGAAGAAACATCATTTGAATTATAACTTAAAGCTGTTTCACCTAAAACATCCATATATTTTTTTCTTATATCTATTGGGGATTTAGGTGGGGTTTGCATCTTTTGGTGTAATTCCTCTGGGGTAGTAGTAGAAGTAGGATATGGTTGTAATGATTCTTTTACAATTTGTGTTTTAGGAGCTTTAACAGCTTCTAATAAAATATCCTTCAATTCATCTTGAATTGCTTCTTTTACTGCTTCTTTAATTAATTTTTTAAGTACTTCAGTTTTCATATATGTTTATAAATATAGGGTTAATCTGCTTTTAAATTATTTGTTTGAATATAAAAGGATAACTCATCTATTAAAATTTGGTCTATAGAACTATAAGAGAATTCTCCTTTTAACATTATAATACCTTGTTTATTTCGAGCTATTGCTCTTTTACGTTTTAATGTACTAGTAGTTTTTTCAGTTTCCACGCCCATTTCAAACCCATTTACATTTGTTACTAAAGGTGATTCTTGATTAGATTCTTCTTTTACTAGTTCTAATAATTCAGCTCTTAAATCTGATTGTCCAGCTTCAGGATAACAATCTTGAATTAATCCATCTAACATTTTTAATAAATCAAGGACTAATACTAAATTTTGTCGTAATACAACTAAAATTGATAAAACAGATCCATTTATTTTTTTTGATAATTCTAAAACTTTTTCTATTCTAGGTTGATTATTATCTTTTTGTTGAGAAATAATTCCTGAAGGGTCTATTGGTGGGGGGATAGGGGTATTTTTAAGGAGTTTAACTGCTACATCAAGCACAGTAATAACTCCTTGAGTAATACCTGCTACTTTTAAAGAGGTTTCAATTACTTTTAAAATATCATTTAATGTTTTTACTAATTTATTTTTACGTTTAACAATTTCTTTTAACTTATTTTCATTAGGACAAGATTTTAATTCATCTAATTTTTCACCTAACATCTCTTGTGCTTTTGAAATACCAAATTCTGCTATTAAACCTATAACTACAGGAATTAGAGTTTTTTTAATATTAATTATTTGAGAATTAAGTTGGTCTTGTAAAAAATACTTCCAATCTTTTTTTTCTAATGACATAAATTCTATTTCAGGAATAGAAAGTTGTGATAATTTTAATTTATCTAATTTAAGTTGTTGTTGAGTGGGAGTTAACTTAATTACTCCTAAATTCTCTTTATAAGTACCATCCCCTTTTTGGATTGGAATTGATTCTGTTTTATATCCCTCTTTTTTTATTTTTATAACACTAGGATTAGGAATAGGAATTGGTGAAGCAGGTTTATCATTTAAAGCACTATTATCTAATATAAATTTACCATCATTATTAGACCTAGTATTATCAGGGGGGGATGGAGAATCTTCAACTATTTCAGGATTAGATTGATCAACCTTAGGAGAGGTAGTAGTAGGAGGGTTTGGATCATCTTCAGGTGCTACTGGTGTTCCTGTTTTAGGATAAGAAAAATTATTTTTAAATTCTCCAAAATTATCTAATTGAAATTTTAAAGCTTCTTCAGCTGATTTTAAATTAAAAGTAACATTACTATATTCTTGAATAAGAAAAGGAGCCTTTATTCCACCAATTTTTGAAGGAGTAAGTTCGGCTATTACTTGTATTCCTGATGTTTGACCAGAAGAATCAAATGTAAACCCCGTTGTGTATTTATATTGATAAGTAGTAGCCATAATTTAATTATGCTTTAACAAAATTAAGAATATTACCAGCAAATGCTTGTAGTTGATCAGAAGATAAAGGATTTTTTAAATTTTTTTTAGCTAGTTTACCTAATTTTTCTTTTCCTTTACCTTTAAGTTCTTCTTGA